GTGGTTGGGCTGCTGATACAGGTGAAGACTTAATCTATGCTTTACTTTCTGCTGGGCCAACTTGCGACATGCTTGCTGTATACGAGGGTGATTACCCCGGCACGTTTGAGGTTCTAGGACAGTTTGACACAAGGTTATTAAGGTATACGTCTTCTACAAGTGCATTTGATGTCGTAGTACAGACAGGGCTTACTGTTGACACGCCACTTAACTGGGCTATGTTCAGCAATAAGATGATACTGACTAATGGAACTGACAATCCGTTTAAGTATGGATACACACCGAAGCCTGCAGCTCCATCCACTGGTACTACTACTTCCGGTTCTAAGGCTGGGAGGACGTACTATGTTGCAGTTACGTATGTTACGGCAAACGGAGAGTCCGTGCCTAGCGAAGAGACAACGCAGATTGTGGCAACAAATGATTTACTTACTGTTACTGCTTTAGGAGCTTTACAGGGAGCGACAGGATGGAATGTCTATTACCACACAGTGTCAGGTGCGCTGAAGCTACAGAATGCTTCCCCATTGACACTTGGAGCTGCCCATACAGAAACAACTGGTTCATTAAATGATGGTGCACTGCCACCATCTGCGCATACTGGATGGTACGCAGTAAATTTACTGGATAACCCACCGAAGGGTAAGTATGTTTTTGCGTTAAACAACCGTGTTTGGATAACTGGTGTCCTTAATAGAAAAACAAAGTTTACAGGGTCTGCAGTAGATGACGAAGATGATTGGAGTACTGGGTCGGACTTTGTTGATATCGACTTGGCTGCTGTACTGGCTCGTGGCGATACTATTACTGGGCTTAATAGGCTTGGTCAAACCAATGCGCTGATAGTAGGACTAAAGAATCATATAGTAACATATACGGTGCCTGCTACGTTCTCCGATATATCTATAGACAAGACAGTGTTCAACACTGGCAACATGAGTCATAGAGCTATGGAGGAGGTAGGGTTAGATAACTACTTGGTTGAGGTTGAAGGATTAAACTCAATGAAGAATGAGTTGATCATCCAAGGACTACGCACGAAGAAGCTAAGCGACAATATAAGAGACAGGTTAAATCCTTTGCTGGACGCAGTAACTGACGAGAATGAAATAAATGTTGTCAATCATAAGAAAGAGAATGAGTTCTGGATTAACATCCCGTCCATAAGCAGGCGTTTTATTTATGATTATGAAATAAAAGCGTGGATGGAGGACAGAGGGGTAAAGATTTATCAGTCTGTTCGTACTCCAGACAATGAGATATTGAGTGCTGGCCCATACGGTAGAGTATCAAGAGAGTATGTTGATGCCGCTGGAGCTAACGTATATGGGGATGGGCAAAATAGCACCAATATAGCATGGCAGTGGGACACCCCTTGGTTGTGGTTTGACAATGTTAGTGTTAAGAAGATGTTTAAGTACTTTCAGTTTAAGGGGAGTGGGTCTGCTGGATTGTTTAACTTGGATGTATACTTTGATTTTGATAGCGTATCTTATAAAACATTTTATCTGCAAATGCAGTTTAGTGAGTGGGATGTATCTGATTGGGGTGCAGCATACTGGGATTTCCCAGATGTCAACAAGGTTCTTATACCAATGATAGGTATGGGGAGAGCGATTAAGTTTTCTTTTTCGGCTAACACTAAGACAGACTTAAGCATCGCATTTTATGGTGTAAAATATGCAAACGCAGGGTTTAGAGCTAACGATTAATAACTTAAGGAGAGCAAGATGACAACTGTAACTCAAACAGGTTCCTATACTGACACGAGGCGTGAAGGTACGGGCAAAGCACCTTGGGGTGCAAACTTAGATCCAGATTTGAATTCGTCTGACATTCAGGATGATATCTCTGGGATCATAGCGGAGCTTAATGTATCACAGAAGACGGATGAGATTCCTTCTACCACAGCAACGGCTGTTCTTAGCGGTGCTGGTGCATGTCCTATCACTGGGGCTATTGCAGAGCTTACTTCCACCAGTACAGATGCGTGGACTTTAGCAGCAGGCGCAGAAGGACAGCATCTATACGTAGTAATGGTTACAGATGGTGGTACTGCAGTTCTCACGCCAGCAGGTGGTGGTGGTGGTTATACAACTATCACGTTTGCTGATGCTGGTGACTCTGTTCATCTTCTGTATACAAACTCAAAATGGTACATAGTAGGCCAAGGTGGATTAACAACTGGCCCATTGTCTGCATAATCTAACGGAGTCTAAGGGATGGCAACATTAACAAGACTACATGACTTTGAGACTGATCGTGATGCGACACCTCCGGTAGCCATTAGTGCTACCAAGGTGGACGCAGAACTTGATCAGATCTTAACGGAGACGAATGCTGCAGACGTTCGCCTTGATGCTATTGAGGCGGCTGGATTCGTAACCACTGCCCGCCTTGCTGACGATGCGGTAACTGGAGCTAAGATAAGTTTTATTGACGACAGTATTGCTGTTACCAATAAGGCTTTTATGATTGCTGATGGCACTGATTACAGTGCCTTCATTTTCAGCGGTGATGTTACAGTTAGTAATGCAGGCGTTGCAGCTCTTGCAATTAACTCTGTTGATACAGCAGAGTTAGCTGACGATGCGGTAACCCCAGCAGAGGCTAGCTTCGTTGATGACTCATTGGCAGCTACCAGCGCACACATGTTGGTAGGTAATGGTAGTGTATTCACTAATGTCATCATGTCTGGTGATGCTACCATGACAAGTGCTGGTGTAGTTACCATCAGCTCTTTAGCAGTAGCTACAGCAGACATTATAGATGATGCTGTTACTGGCCCTAAGATTAGCTTTATTGATGACAGTATTGCTGTAACAGATACAGCATTCATGATAGCTGATGGTAGTGACTATAGTGCCTTCGTTCTTAGTGGGGATGCAACTTGTAGCAACGCTGGTGTGGTTGCTATTGGAAGCAATGTTATAGTTAACGCTGATGTTAATTCTTCTGCTGCGATAGCATATTCAAAATTAAACTTAAGTGGTTCAGTAGTAAGCGCAGACATTGCAGCTGGCACTATTGTTGACTCTGATGTTAACGCAAGCGCAGCTATTGCAGCTACAAAGATTCATAATGGCACTATTAGTAACACGGAGTTTGGTTATCTAAATGGGTTGACCAGTAATATCCAGACACAGATTGACGGTTTTTCTGCTGGTACTATTTCCACTATTGATGATGATAATTTTACGCTTCAAGACAACGCTGACACAACTAAGGATGCTCAGTTCCAATGTTCAGGTATTTCTACTGGAACGACTAGGACATTTACGTTCCCTGATTCAGACGGTACGTTATCGCTGATAGCATTGGCAGAAACATTAGCTAACAAGACTCTCACGAGTCCAGTGTTAAATGGAACGCTGTCAGGGACAGCATTCTTGGATCAGGATACAATGTCTAGTGATTCTGCAATAGCTGTAGCATCACAGCAATCAATTAAAGCTTATGTGGATAGTCAATCTCATAGTTCTCTTACGGAAGGGTTCACTATTGCAATGGCTATAGCACTTTAAGGAGAGAACAATGGCACAAAATTTCAGGAGATTCATAGCTAGGAATACAGGGACTTCCCCGGCTACTATCTTTACCGCTGACAGTTACGATACGGTAATTGGTATTCGATGTGCCAATGTTCACGCCTCCTCGACTGTAAATGTAGATGTTTATATAAATGATGGTTCCAACGATTACTATCTAATAAAGACTGCCCCTATCCCTGTAGGCGGCTCATTAGAATTGATAGATGGAGGGGCCAAGTTTGTTGTAGACACTGGAGATGTATTAAAAATTGTATCAAGCGTTGCCAGTTCAGTTGATACTTGGGTTAGCGTTGTTGACGCTATCAGCACATAGGAGATATTAAATGCCTTACATTGGACAAACTCCAACTAAAGTACCACTTACATCAGCAGACATAGCTGACGGGTCAATCGCATTAGCTGATATGGCGGCTAATAGTGTTGATTCAGACCAATATGTGGATGGGTCTATTGATGCCGTACATTTATCAGCAAATAGCGTAGACAGTGATTCTTATGTGGATGGGAGCATAGATGCTGTACATTTATCAGCGAATAGTGTGGATAGCGATTCCTATGTTGATGGGAGTATAGACAATGCTCATATAGCGGATAATGCAGTTGGGCTTGCTGAAATGGCTGGTAATACTGATGGCGTTATAATTACGTTTGATGCTTCGGGTGATCCAGTTGCAGTCGGACCCGGCTCGGATGGGGAGGTTTTGACCTCAACCGGGGCAGGTAGTCCCCCGGCATTTGAAGTGGTGGCGGGGGGGCCAACTGACATAAAGGTTAATGCTTGTTTATCGTCAGACTCGGCAAATGTAACTGGTGACGGTACTGGTTACAATGTCGCTGGATCGTGGACGGAGATTACGGACACTGGGGCAGATTTTGCCTCTGGTACATTTACGGCCCCAGAGACAGGCACATACCTGATAACAGGTTGCTGTTATTTAACGGGACTTTCATCGTCACATAGTGAATCATTTTTTAGGATGAATACGTCCAATAGGCAGTACCTCCTATGGAGAGGAAAATGCTCCGATGCGTCTAGGGGTCACGCTGGTCATTTTGCATTTTCCTATGCCTGTACAGCTGATATGGATGCGTCTGATACGGCATATCTTCATGCGGCTATTTATGGTAGCAGTAAGGTGTGTGCCATGGAAGGTAATGGGAATGTTAACGCTTCTCATAGTATGCAAATTGCTCTATTAGCATAAGGATATATATATGGTACTTACACAAAGACAATTAGACGTTTTATCAGATGTTGTAGAAGACCCTCAAGCGTGGGCTGACCATGCGGAGCAATCTAAGGCAGGGGTTCAATCTGTTTTATCAAAGATTGCAAAGTATGAATCAGACTACGACTCAAAAAAGAACGGGGCTGGCTATAAAACTCGCAAGCAACGAGAAGACGCAAGAGTTATTTCTGAACAGGAACAATATGATAACGTATCATGGGATGTTAAAAGACAACGAGAGTATCCAACCATAGCGGAACTGGTAGTAGCTCTCTATGACACAGATGATAAAGCTGATATTGATCGTAGACGGGCAGAAATTAAAACTAAATATCCAAAGGAATAAACTATGGCCTATATAGGGACAGACATTAATTACGGCAATATTGCCAAGCAGACAGGAACCGGAGACGGCTCTGACACGACTCCTATTGCCGCACTGACCTATACCGTTCCCTCCAACGAAAGCATACTGGTATTCCTCGATGGCGTGGCACAAGTACCGGGTACTGATTTCACGGCAACAGGCACAACGCTGACCTTTACCACAGCCCCTGCTAACGGGGTAGCTATACTGGTGATGTTCCTTGGGCGTAGCTTGGACATAGGAACACCGGGGGATTCTACAGTAACTCTCGCGAAAATGGCGGCAAATAGTATTGACAGCGACCAGTATGTTGATGGCAGTATTGATGCCGTACATTTGTCAGCAAATAGCGTGGATAGCGATGCTTATGTTGATGCAAGCATTGATAACGCACATTTAGCTGACGATGCTGTAGGAGTAGCCGAACTTTCTGCAACTGGTACTGCCTCATCTTCTACTTTCTTGCGAGGTGATAATGCGTGGGCGGCGGCAGGTGGTGGTGACTGTGTTTTTCTTTCATCAACAACTGCTTCTGCGGCATCCTCTATTGACATAACATCCGCTGATGGGTTGGATTCTAGTCTGTATAGCCATTATGGAGTTTATATTGGGGGAGTATATTGTACTACTACTTCCCAATCTCTAGTAATGAGATTATCTGATAGTGATGGATCGAGTTATGATACAGCTACGTATAACTATGCTGCAAGAGGTATTACTGATGCAGGTGATAGTGGTGATACTGCTACAGCAGGTGGTACTTACATACGCGTAGTCGCGGCAGCAGGAGAGAATAATACTACCTATGCTGTTTGGGGATGGGTGTGGATTCCTGTAAGTGTAGGGGCCGCTCCTATTGGTGCGGCAGTTACTTGGCATACTGCTGGACTTAGTGCTACTGAAGACTATTGGGTTCAGGTAGGGACAGGAGTTCAGACTACAGCCCCTGATTCTGGTGGTTGGGATGCTTTCCAATTTCTACCTCACTCAGCAGGAAATTTAACCGGAACTGTTCACATTTATGG